GCCAACGTTGGTCGTATCTCCCTGCATACCGACCAGCATCATATCCTTACCAATTCGCCTGGCATATTCGCGATTGATATCCTCATTCGCGCTTTCCCGGCGGACATTCTTACGCAACCAGGAGAAACTCAGGTCAAACGCAGCAATGGCCTCGACCGGCTTCAAAGTTACTTTCGGGAAGGATGGTTTGCCTACATTTGTAGGAGCGGTTGCTTCTACGGCCTTGGCTAATACCGGATCACCGAGGTCAATAGCATTGATCTCCAGGCTGTTTACAATCCCACGCTCTGTACGCACTTGTTGTAGCAACTGTGTCTGATCGACCGTGAAACTGATAAACTGATCAACGGACTGAGCCGGTTGTAATGCGCCGTCTGCTGTTGTAATGACAGCTTTTTGAATAAGCTGCATTAACTGTTCTTGTGTTAAAACTTGTTCAGGCATAATATCTTTTTATTTGCAGTGGCGGATCCCGTTAAACGATGATCTTGAGCCCCTTGGTTACCGTTTCCTGTTCTTCTTCATCCTGGCCCTCTGCAGACTGGCGTCCCGGGGCGGCTTTCTCGACAGCTTCAAGGCGCTTCTCCAGCTTCTCGAACTTACCGTCGAATGTATCCTTCAGGTCTGAGACCGATTTTTGGATATTATCGAGGGATTTCTCGATAGCTGTCTTTTCTTCTTTTTCGACATCCGTTTTATTATCCGGAGTCTTCTTTTCTTCAGTACTCATAATTACACTTGATTTGAACTGTTTTTGTGTCTTGTTTGCCTTCAGGCCATCGACATAGGCCCGGAACTCATCGATCGTGGTGAGGATCGACGCTTTCTTATCTGTGATTTGCTCATCATTCATGATTGTTCGCACCTCATCCTCAAAAGCATAGATGCCCTGCATGATCTGACGTTCCATCAACTTTCCTGCAAAATCCTTATCTACTTTGCCTGACATAAAGGAATCCTTCATTCGTTGCAAAAATTCTTTGAAAGGGGATTGCGATTTGGTCTGTTTAGTGAGGTCTTCTGTTTCAGCCCAACCGCCTAACGAGACGCCGGTAATTTCCCCCTTTTTAACCTCTTCCCAGGTATCGTCATTTACCACCTTAATGACAACGGCCCATGACCCGGCCGGATCATCCGGGAAATTGACATCGTTTTTCCCGATGATATAACTCTCGACAACAAGACCTTCGCCCGGATCTTCATTATGCTGCTTATCTACCTGATCGGTTCTTTTCTTTGCGAGGAAGTTATGAGCAGCCTTTTCTATTTCAGCTGCTTCCATGGTATCGCCGTGCGCATCTGATTCTCCCGGTGGATACACAATAGAGTATATAAGGCGTTTCTCCTGGTCAACCTTGCGAACGGCAACGGTATGTGAAAAATCAGATAATCCGGCTTCACCCGGACTATCCGGCTTCTCACGGCTTTTCCATATCAATTCACGCTGGTTGGCCCCTTTATCAACCAGGCTAATGAACTGAACATCTAAATTCTTGAGCTTGCGTTTTGGTTCTGGCATATCCAAACATTGGTGGATTAATTAGGTTGATACCAGAATACAGGATTATTAAACCGGTGTAAACGTGATTGTTATCACGTTTTTGGGACAATCCAGTTCACCGGGTCGAACCACCAGTACTGTTCAGCAAGGGGAGGATGTTTGAGATAATTGCGATGATTATCATAACCGAGCCCGCGGTTTTTAGACAGGGCTTTGCGGATAGCCTTCCAGCTCTCTTCATTACGCGTCTGATCGAAGTTCATCATTTCATAGAAGATATATTCGATAATCGCGATTGACTGGCTGACCCGCCAGCCTTCAATGATAGCGGCATATTCGTTTAATCGGGCTTGCTGATTTTTAACCATAGCTTGTTTGCTCTTTGTTGGTCAAATGAAATGTTCCGGGCATCATAATGTCCCACGATCTGCTGGGCGCCATTGACTACCGTATAGGTTTCAGTCTGGCTGTTCCAGAAGTAAAATAGCTGCTCTTTATCATGGAAACCAACCAGGATCCGATCGGATCCTTTGATGGCACGATTGGCGGCCAGGCGGTATTCCTGTATGCTCTTGAATCCGAATCTGGAAGCGACCGTCGACCAGTCCCGAAGCAACTCATCGCGTTTAAAGGCTATTTGTTTTTTTCGGCGGATCTCCGAGAGCTTATTGGTATATTCGGCATTCGTAAAGGCTTTGAGCGGTTTCTTTTGCTCATCGGTCACCGATTTGCCGAGCAGCTGCTTATTTACATTATTGAGCGGATCCGGACCGCGGTATTTGACTGTCCGCGAACGGCAGTCGAAATGATAGGGTGGCAGGGCAAAGGCGAATTTCTTCGAGCGCATGGTGGCCGTGGTCAGCTCGGCGGCATCGGAGGCATTCATGAAGGGAGCGATCTTAATCACATCCTGGGGTGTTTCGGCATTGAGCATCTTATTGCGGAGTATCACGGCATCCTCAGTGGCAATGATGCGCCCATTCATATGACGGCAGATCACCGAAGTCCGGTTATCCAGGATCGCCCTCACCTGCAGGTATTTGATCCGCGCCCGCTCATATCCGGAAACGCGGCCGAACTCCCGTGACCGGGTCACCACATGATTGGCGAATCCTTCCCAATAGCGATAGCTCTCCGGATCATATTTCTGGTAAAAGGCTTTCTCGAAAGCTTTGCCGGCTTCATACCGCGTCCAGCCTTCCCGGATGGCCTGTTCGCCCAGCTGCTGCACCTGGTCCTGAAGCTGCCGGTCGAAATGGTTACGAACCCAATAGACATTATGATCACGGAGCCATTGAATGGCCTGGTTATCGATGAGATGAAAAGTTGGTGATGATTCTATTGCACCTTGCAGACCGTTGCCATAGCTTTCCATTTGTATTTTATCCATAGCCGTAGCCACGTTGTCGGCCAGTGCCGGACCCAGCAGCACCTTGAGTTTGCTGATCATCGAACTCAGATCCCCCTCGATGAATTGCTCCTGGCCTTTGAGCACCCGGATCACATTGGTGATGGCCAGGTGTGTCTGCCGGTTCCAGTTGCGGAGTAATAGATCCTGCAGGGAAGCGGCTAACTGCTCATAGGGATCCTGCTTGACAATGGCGGTGATCCGGCGGATTTCATTCTGAGATTTGAGTACATTATAATATTTTAACCTCAGCTCTTCATAATTTGCCGTTCGGTTGCCGTTCGGTTTCATCTCTGACGGCTCGAACGGCGTTGAAGCGGTAATCATAGCTCCTCATAATCTATTAAGCTCAGCTCCAGCGATTTTCGTAAGCTCTCCAGCTCCTTAGAAAGCACAGGCAAAGCCTTGCCCACGGCACTTTGCTGATTGCCCTTGTTGCCTGCCTTCGATGATATATCTTCTTCCTTCGAGTAATGCATCTCTTCACGGGCTTCCGGCCTGTTGGCCCAGCCGGTTTTCGGATCGAGGGCCTTGGTCCAGTAATCAGCCAGGGCTTTAAGGTCACGAACTTCAAACTCTTTGAATTTGATCTTCCACTTGCCCGGATCCAGCGCCGGGGTAATGGTATTATTGATCCATTCCTCAAAGCTCGATTGTTCCGGATCCACGAATGTCTTTTTGAAGATCTCCAGCTGACCATCCACTTCCCCGGTCCCGCCGAGCTGGGCGGCGTTCATGATTCCCAGGATCCGCGGGGGCACACCATGGGCACCGATCACCAGGTCACGGCTTTGATTACGCATGCCATCTTTCTGATTTGATTTATCCCCGATTGAGACCTCCAGCTTCTCAATCTTGATCTTGACATTCGGATCCTCGGTATCCAGGACAATGGTCCGCCCGGCATTCTGGATGCCGGTATAATTGTTCTGGACAAATTGCTTCAGGTTCTGCCGCGCTGTTTTACTCAGCCGTCCACCCTCGACGATAATAGCAAACTTCGACATAAGCTGATGACGAAACAGGTTGATATTATAATCCACGATCGATTTATCCTGGACCATGTCCGCAAGTGATGGATACCAATCCGGGATACCGTAATAATCGGATTTCGGATCATAGTTATAATAATGCAGGATCTCGTTTTCCCCATTACTTCGATCGCCGCCGAATGGATTGAAATGCTTCGACCGGGCCCCGATGATTTGCCAGTAGCCATTGCGGATCTGGCGATCACGACGCATAGTGACACCCCGGGGATGATACAACTGGGCTAATGTCGCCTTGAGGTTCCGGGAAGCTTCAAAGTATCCATTGCCAAGAGCATGATAATCGACCTGAAGGCGCTTGCTGAGTTCGGTGAAAGTATCTTCGTGATGCTCATTCGGACCAGTTTTCCCGGACAGCCAGTCATGAAGCCGGTTGTAATCCGCATCCGGATCCTTATTTTTATCATCGGTAATAAGCTCCCAGCCTTTACCGACAATGATATTGGCCTTCAGATTTACACATCGGCGGTGCCAGACATTAATATCGAGGAAATCGAGCAGGCCGTGCATATCCATCCGCGGCTCTATCCAGGCATTACCGGTCTTGGTTTGCTTGATTTGCTGAGATTCTTTCTCAACTTTCTCCTGAGATTTGGCCACCGGCAC